AGTCAAATTTTAAACAAACCATCTTTATCAACTGTTGCTACATCTGGTTCTTATGCTGACTTGTCAAACAAACCAACTATTCCAACAAACAACAACCAATTAACTAATGGTGCAGGATATATTACATCTGCTACTGATAATACCAAACTACCACTAGCAGGTGGTACTTTGACTGGTGATTTAGCATTTGGTGATAGTATTCAAGCAAAGTTTGGAGCAAGTGAAGATTTAAAGATTTTCCATGATGGTAACCATTCATATATTCGTGATTCTGGTACTGGTGATTTAATAATAAGAGGAACGGAAATTAGACTTAAATCAAATGTAGATAATGATGATATGATTACTTGCATTGAAAATGGTGCGACAAATCTTTTTTATAGTAATGCTAAGAAATTAGAAACTACAAGTGGTGGTATTTCTGTAACTGGTACAATAACAGCTTCATCAAACATAACAGCTTATTCAAGTAAGAAATTAAAATCAGATATTGAAACAATAGACAATGCTTTAGACAAAGTATCTCAAATGCGAGGTGTTACATTTACAAAAGATAACGAAAAAAGTTCTGGTGTAATTGCCGAAGAACTTGAAGAAGTTGCACCAGAGTTAGTTATTGATGGTGAATATAAATCTGTTGCTTATGGAAATATTGTTGGTTATCTCATTGAGGCAATCAAAGATTTAAAAAATGAAGTTGAGGAATTAAAAACAAAAAAACTTTGTAAGTGTGAGGATTAAAATATGGCTTTGCAAACATCTGGTGCAATATCTTTGTCTAATATCGCAGGGGAATTTGGTGGAAGTACACCCCACTCAATAAATGAATATTATAGAGGTGGCTCTAATGTTCCTAATACAACAGTAAACAATTCAATACCGACAAGTGGTCAAATTCAATTTGATGATTTTTATGGTGGTGCGTCTGCAACTGCTGATAATAATTTTAGTTTTACAGTCCAAACTTATACTGTAGGTAGTGGAAAAAATGTTTTTACTGTTCGAGGTGCAAATGGAAGTATGTCAGATGGTGCAGTCACTACAAATAATTTAAACTCTTATACAATTACTGATTGTTCTATAAGCACACTCGGTCTAAGTGGTATAGAAGTAGATTTTAGTGGAAGTGGCAATGGATATAATATTTATACTACTGGTAATGTTAGAGGTATGACTGTTGGTGGTACTACCTATTCTTTTCTAGCACCAAGTTCTGGTGCTAACAGCTTAGTTTTAGAAAATACAACAGCAGGTGGTGGAACTGCCTTTGATTTAGCAACAGCACAAATAAATTATATGACATCACAAGTTGGTAATTCAGTTACTTTTACTCTTACATATTAACATGGAATATAAATATAAAACTTACACTAAAGTTTATGAAAAAGATGTTTGTAAACACTTAGAGAATGACGAAGAAAAAATAGAAGATTTAATGATTACTTATTGGACACCATTAAATTTTGAGGGCGAGTCTTTTAATTATTTATTAAGAAATAATCATGTTGCTACAGTTCCAATGCACAATACGTTTTTTAAAACTGTAGAAAGAGAATGGATTACTAATTTAGGATTTAGTGAACAATATTTTTTTGAAGAAATTTCTAAAGAAACAAAAGATGACGAGACAATTATTATTAATAACTTAGTCAAACTTGATTTAGGAAAAAAACAAGAAATAGATAGAGATACACTTATTAAAAAACATGATGAAGAAGAAACTGAGGTAACAGATATATAATGAGATACGATTTTAACGCAATTAAAAAACATTATTTTAATGAATCAGAAATTACAATAAATTCTGGTAATAAATTTGATTTAATACAACGAATTAATTTAAGTGATAATGTTGATGGTGATAATTTAACTTACGATACACAAAGTTCTAAAATTTTTAAAACACCCAACAATTTAATATTGTTAAAAGGTTCTGTTGAATACAAACAATATTGGGATAATGATGGTGATATTACAACTGCTGATATAGATAGATATAAAGATTTAACAAGTAATGATAAAATACGTTCTGGTAATTATAATCAAACGTCAACACCAGACGCAATCGCAAATAAAGAATTAATTACAACTTATAATTTTGGTGCTGATTATGATGAATTTAGCCCTAAAGCAAATGGTTGGGCATTAGCAACAAAAACCGACATCATGGCTAAAGAAGATGATACTAGGTTGTTTTGTTTTATATCTGATAAACCCTATGATTTAAAAATTATTGACATTAATGTTGGTGAAACAAAAACAATAAATAAATCTGATGGCGATAATTACCTTTTATTTTCTGCTGATTGTTCAATAGCAAGTTCTAACATAGAACAAAACGAATTAAGACAATTAAAAAGCATTTCAGTTTCAATAAAAAATGAAAGCGACATACCTGCAAGAATTATAAAATTAGTAATCTAATGTGGAATTTATATAAAATTGGAAAGTCATTAAATGACATTGTTCAGATATACAATAAATCTGAGGAACAAATGGAAGAAGATAAACTCGGTATTCCAGTCACAACATTATATAGAGAAATGCAATTTCCATTTGGTTTGATGATGATGAATAAAGCTACTCAAACAACTTTAGGTCAAGATGTTGTATGGGGTAGAAAACACAACGATAAAGAGTACGTTGAAAAAACAGTTTTACCTAAGTTAATGGATATGGATTATTTATCATCTTTACCATCTAATACAGTCGGTGCAGAATATTATAAAATTGTACGCAATCTTGGACTTGAAGTTTTATACAACCAAAGATTTAAAGATGACGAAGTGAAATCTCGTCTTGATGTTGTAAGAACAAACTTATCACGTCATGTAGTAATTACACATGATATTTTACATACCTTGTTTAAATACAATACTCATGCTTTAGGTGAGGGTTTAATACAAGAAGTAACTGGACACCTTTTAGATTACAAACCATCACAAATAATTGGTTTTGTTGTTATGTTGTCAGTAGCAAAAAAAACTGGTGATTACAGAGGTGTTTGGAAAGTTTACAAAGAGTGTAAAGCAAATCTAAAAAAATGTAAAAAAGAATTAGGAATACATAGCCCATTAGATTTTATAGAAAGTGATTTAGAAGAAGTTAGAAAAAAATTTAATATTGGTGAAGTGCCTATCTATGAGGCATTTGAAAAAAGATACCATAATCATTTAGCACCTTACTCATGCAGACAAATTGAAAAATGGGATTATTACAATGCGTGGCAACACCCACTACATAAAGATAAAAAAGAAGATAACATAAAACAAATATGAAATGGAATTTTCCTCTACTAAGAAAATTAATTAACTTTCACAAAAATTACGGATTAACTAATACAATTTTATTTGTAATATTTGTATTCTTAGGAACTAAAATAATAATTATTAATGGGTTTATATATGTTGCCAATTTTCTATTTGGATTTGGTTGGAAATATGCACCTATTTTAGATTACTTAAATTTTTTAGTTTATTTATGATTGTTAAGGACAATGTTCTTAACTTAAATTACGATTTAACTGAACATTTAAGTTATAAAACTATGCCACAATATAATTACTGGTGTGGTTGGTGGAATGAAGAACCAAGAAATAAAGTTGAAGAAGTTATACAATTATTGTGGCAAGACTATATTGACCCAACTGAATACCCCAATGGTGGTTTTGAATATTGGTCTAGGGTTATAAACTCTGGTGGATTTTTAGAATGGCACCAAGATACTGGTGAGTATTATTATTTTAGTGATAATTATTGGATTTCTGAACAAAGTTTACTTTATTACCCTAAAGTTTCTGCTGATTGTAAAGGTGGGTTTTTAGAAATTGCACCTTACAAAAATAGAAATGGATTAGAAGACTCACAAAAATCTGCAAGGTGTATTGACAATAACGAAATAGAAAGAATTAAAGCAGTAGAAAACAGAATGGTCTTAATTGACTCCGCACAATTACATAGAGTATCAACTATATATCAAGGTACTCGATATAATTTAGCAACTGCATTGTGGAAAGTTACACCAGATTTTTTTAAAGAGCATGAAAACTGGAATTGTGGACATATAACTGACCTAAATAAACCTCAATTAAATTTACAAAAAGTAAATTGGGAATACAAAAATTATAAATAAAAATGGCAAAGACATACGAACATACGCATGATGGTGAAATGGGAACGATTGTTAAAGCAGATGAACAATCACAAACATTAATTGAACACAAATACCAAGATGTTGAAAACATCTTAAAACACAATAAGGCACAAAGAAACGAATTTGGCAGAGGCTACAATAGAGATAAGTCTATGAGAGCCATTGCAGAAATACCAACTATCATTGCATACCAATGGTTGCAAGAAGATGGTTTTATGTTCACCAGTTTAGAGGGTGAAGAACAACACAAATACTTACAACGTAAATTAAATAACCCTAAGTGGGCATATTTAAGAACATCAGAAGGAACTTTTTAAATGGCACTAAACAATTTTGCAAACCTAAAATCCAGTATAGCAAACTGGTTAGGTCGTTCAGATTTAACAAATGAAATTACAGATTTTGTTGCACTAGCTGAACAAGACTTTAACAGTAAATTTGCTAACTCTGGTTATAACAAGATGATTAACCTTTCTACATTAAGTGTTAATGATGAGATAGAGTCATTGCCTAGTGGCTTTTTAGGTGTAGCAAGTATTTATATTGATGGTAGTGAAAAAAACACATTGCAATATGTATCACCAGAAACAGCATTTAGTATGTATGGTGGTTCATTAGTAGGGCAACCAGAGGTTTACACTATTATTGGCGATAACATACATTTCTACCCTATGCCAGATAGCACTTACTCTGTTAAAATGTACTATTATAAAAAATTTGACACATTGGTGAATGACAATGACACTAATGATATATTAACAAATCATGCAGATGTTTATTTGTATGGTTCATTATATTTTTCACATACGTTTATCAGAGGGATTGACCCTACCATTATTCAAGAATGGTTAAGTTTTTATAACAATGGAGTAGAAAGAGTTGTAGCACTAAATCTAAAGAACAAATACAACCAAGACGCACCATTGATTATGAGGTCAACTGTAAACGAGGAATAGTTTATGGCTTATAAGCAATTTATGGACTGGACTCCAGACCACCCAGAGTACAGAAACGAGGGTTTAACAGACGCAAGAAATGTAGTTCCAAGTTTTAAAAGTTATAAACCAACAAAAGGCCTTGCACCAGTCAGTACAAATGCACTAAGCAATAGATGTCAAGGTTTTGCAAGTTTTAAATCATCAGCAGGAAACATAACGTCTTTTGCAGGTGATAGTACAAAACTATATCGTTACCTTGCAAACACATTTACAGATGTTAGTGGTGGTACAACTTTTAGTACACCTGCTGACAATGATTGGCAGTTTACACAATTTGGTAATTATATTATTGCAAGTAATGGTTCTAATGCACCTCAAGTATGGCAATTAGATTCAAGCACTGCATGGGCAAATTTAGGTGGCAGTCCACCAACTTTTTGGCATACAGCAGTTGTTAGAAACTTTGTTGTTAGCGCATGGCAACCAACAAATAGAAATAAAATACACTGGTCAGCTATTGGCAATCATGCAAGTTGGACTATTGGTAATGACCAGTCAGACGAGGAAACACTATTTGATACGTCAGAAATAACTGGCATAGTAGGTGGTGAATTTGGAATTATACTTTGTGTAAACAAAATATTTCAACTTAACTTTGTTGGTGGTTCATCAATATTTCAGATAAGAGCCATTGAACAAGAACGAGGTGCTATTGCACATGGTAGTATTCAAACTGTAGGTTCTGAAACTTATTTTTTGTCTCAAGATGGTTTTTGTAAAACTAATGGTGAAAGTACAACTCTTATAGGTGAAAACAAAATAGATAAATGGTTTGATGATAGTTTAGACCAATCTAATATTTTAAGAATTACATCTGGGCATGACCCATTAAATAAATTAATTTTCTGGTCATATCCAACAACTAACTCATCTAATGGCAACCCAGATAGAATATTGTGTTACAATTATTCTGCTGATAGGTGGTCTTATATAGATGTTGCAACACAAAATGTATCTAGTGCATTTACAACTGGTACAACATTAGAGGCACTTGATAACATAAGCACTGACATTGAAACATTTACAGACTCATTTGATAGTAGAATATGGCAGGGTGGAACTTTGTTTTTCTCTGCATTTGATGGCAATAATAAATTTGGTACATTTAGTGGTGATAGTTTAGAGGCAACAATAAGCATAGGTGAACAAGAATATGCAGATGGCAAAAGAACATTTATTACAAACATAAATCCAGTAATAGATGTAGAGCCTAAAGTTGCTAGTGGCACAATTTCAATTACTGGCACAACTATAAATGGTACTGGTACAAAATTTACAACTGAACTAACAGTTGGTGATGTTATAAGAATTAATGATGTATCTAGCCAGTTTAACAATGCTAAGTTCATTGTAGCAACCATAGTTAATGACACACTATGTTCTATTGTAGTTGCACCAGACCAAAATATTTTAAATGTAACTTTCTTAGGGTACACACCTAGTCAAATTAATTTAGTAAGTAGAGAACGTGCAGGTGGTACAGTTAAGCAAAGTGGTTTTACAACCTGCAATGATAATGGTTTAGCCTCATTTAGACAATCTGGTAAATATCATAAGATAGAGGTGAAAGTACCTGCTAAAGCAAATTGGTCAGACGCAATGGGAGTGGAAGTAAACGCAACACTTGATGGTGTTCAGTAATGTCTGAAAAACCAATTTCAGTAAGTTCTGACCGAGCCATTTCCATGCCAATTATTAATTTAATTGGAATCATAATGGTAGTTGCAAGTGCAGTCTTTGGTTACAGTAGTTTAACAAACAGAATTACTGCGCTAGAAACACAATCTGCATTAGTTTTAAATGATATAGAATTAATAAATGAGCATATAGATACTATTCCAGTAACAGAAATTGATAGCCAACTTAAAGAGGCATTTCTTTTAATAGAATTTATTAGTGGTAGATTAGAATCACTACAAAGTAACGCAGAAACACAATTACCATTAATAGGAAAAGCCCAACTGCAAGTAGATTTTCTTGAGGAAAGAGTAATAGATTTAGAAGGACTAACAGACAAATTAAGAGGGAATGGGTCACATGATTGAGATGGTATTTGCAATTATGCTAATTACAACTGCTGATGGGAAGATAATGGAGCATACACCTATGTATGATGAAAATGGAGTTACATCTCTTTCTAAATGTTTGGAAGAAAAACGTAAGGTTGCTAAGAGAATAGATGAAAAAGAGGGTATCATGGTAAGTTGTAAATCCGTTACGGCAGAGGTCTATACAGATTGTGTAACACCAGACACTTGCAGAGTAAGAATTAAAAAAATTATAGATTAATGATTATTAAATACAAAGGTTTTAGGTTTCCACCACACAATCATAAATTAGATGTAGCATTAATTTTATTTGTCCTTTTACTTTTAATATCATGTGGAAACAATGGCTATTGAATATATAAGACGTACACCAACGCAAAACCAAGAATATTTTAACCAACAATTAACTCAAGCAGTTAATACAATGGTTAATAGATTAAATATACCTTATGAAAAAGTAAGGGTGGCTAGTTATAGTGTAAAAGTAGATGATATGTTTCTTGATGTCAGTGTAAATCAAGCAACAACACTTACTTTGCCAAAGTCACCACCAATAGGTACTAATTTAATTATAAAGGATAGCAGTGGCAGTGCTAATACGCACAACATAACAATCACTGCAAACAGTGGAAACACTATTGAGGGGTCAGCAAACAAAATAATTAACACAAATTATGGAGTGTTAAGCATAATATATGATGGCACAAACAAGTGGCTTACCTTTTAAGGTAGTCTTTTTACCAAAAGAAAAAGTTAAAGAAATCTTTTGGCTTATTAAAGATGACTTAAACAACATTTTAGTAAAAGCAGAAAACGGATATGACGTTAAC